TTATGTACAGAAAGACCTGAAATCAAAGAAGCTATGTATAGAGATACTTGTGATGCATATATCATGAAGTACCAACACGAAGATGAGCAAGATATGGACCCTGACATTGAAGTCGATGAAACAGGGCTATAATGACAGATTCAATATTCGATTTATTAGATAACGTCCAAAAACAGGACGATTTGAACCCAAATTCTAGGGTGTTGATAGTAGATGGTCTTAATTTATATTTAAGAGTATTCGCTGTTAATGGTGCTTTAAATGATAACGGAGTACCTGTAGGAGGACTGACTGGTTTTTTAAGATCTTTAGCTTATTCTATTAGAGAAGTAAACCCAACTAGAGTTATAATTGTATATGATGGTGCAGGAGGTTCTTATCGTAGAAGAAAAATGCACCCAGAATACAAATCTAACAGAAAACCAGGCAAACGAATTACTAGATGGGATGCATTTAAAAATGCTACTGAAGAAAAAGAAGCGATGAAAATCCAATTTTCACGTTTAATTGATTATTTAGATTTTCTTCCTATCAACGTTATATCAATAGACCGAATTGAAGCAGATGATGCTATTGCATATATTGCAAACACATTAGTAAAAGAAGAAGTTACTATAATGTCTTCAGACCAAGATTTCCTACAATTAGTAGATGATAGAATTACGGTTTGGAGTCCAACTAAAAAAATATTTTATACACCTGAAAAGGTACTTGAAGGTTATGGTATACCGGCTCACAATTTTTTAATGTATAAAGTTCTGATGGGCGATAAGTCCGACAATATTAGTGGGGTACAAGGACTTGGTCCTAAGAAGTTACCCAAAATTATCCCCGATATACTTTCTCATAATACCCTTGATCTTGATTTCATTGTGGGATACGCTAATAAAGGAACAGAACCTATGCACAAAAAAATTGTTGAGTCGGAAAACCAACTTCAATTAAACGAACAATTAATGGATTTAAAAAATCCCCCAATTTCTGGAGAAATAAAATTACAAATAACTAGATTAATAGAAGCACCAATAAACTTGCTCTCCCGAAATGACTTTATTATAATGTACAATGATGATCAATTAGGAAATGCAATTGATATCCCTGATTTATGGTTAAAAGAACATTTTTCAAGATTAAATACAATGGCAAAACAAACACATGAGTAAATTAACCCAATACGGACACTCATTTCAGATTAAAGCAATAGCTATCTTAATCACAGATAGAGATTTCTTACAACAAATTTCTGATATAGTTTCCCCTGATTATTTTGATAATGATGCAGGTAAATGGGTTATTAGAAAAACACTCAAATATTACAACCAATATAAAACTATTCCTACAATGGAGGTTTTTAAAGTTGAAATAGAAAACATACATCAAGAATTACAAAGTGTAGCTGTAAAAGATTTACTTAAACAAGCATACAAAGCATCTAAAGCAACAGATTTAAATTACGTAAAAGATGCCTTTTTAGATTTTTGTAAAAACCAAACACTCAAAGGAGCATTAATGAAATCAGTTGATCTTTTAGAATTAGGAGATTATGACGACATTAGAAACCTAATAGATAGAGCACTAAAAGCAGGAACAGAAAGAGATATAGGCCATGAATATAAACAAGAATTAGAAGATCGATTTAGAGATGAAGCCAGAAATACAGTAGAAACACCTTGGCCTTTAATCAATAAATTACTTTGTGGTGGTTTAGGAGATGGAGATTTAGGATTAATAGCAGGAGGACCTGGTGGGGGTAAATCATGGGCTTTAATAGCTTTAGGAGCCCAAGCAGTTAAATTAGGATATACTGTAATTCATTATACATTAGAATTAAATGAAAAATATGTTGGTAGAAGATATGATGCTAATTTTACAGGAATATCTGTAAGTGAAATCACAGATCATAAAGACGAAGTAAAAGAAAAAGTAGAAGGTTTACGTGGAGGTCTTTACATTAGAGAATATCCAGCAGGACAAGCAACTGTAAACACTATTCATGCACATTTAGAAAAATGTAAACAACAAAATATAGAACCTGATTTAGTTATCATTGATTATGCAGATTTAATGACATCTAAAACAAGTAAAGAAAAAAGAGATAAATTAGACGATATATTTACAAACTTAAGAGGCCTAGCAACAGAAATGAAAATTCCTATTTGGACAGCTTCACAAGTAAATAGAGCAGGGTCAAGAGAAGAAATCATCCAAGGAGATAGAATAGCAGAAAGTTATACCAAAATGATGATTACGGATTTTGCAATGTCTTTAGCAAGAAGTGCCGAAGATAAAGAAAACGGAACAGGAAGATGGCATATTATGAAAAACAGATATGGAGCAGATGGTATGACTTACGATTCTATTATGGATACTGCAATAGGTAAGATCGAAATAAATATGAGAGGAAGTGCAAGAACCGAACAAACTCCACCAGGAGATCTTTCGCCTGCACAGCGAAGAAGACTTCGCAGTTCTTCTGAAAACTTCTTCAATCTTTAATGGGTTTCCCTTATATATATTGTACTTATTACCACAAGGGAATGTTACCCTTTTTTGTTTCTCAAGTTATTAATTTTTAAAAACACCACCAAATGAACATTACACAAGAAATTTTATCCGATATCGTAGTTTACAACAAGTATGCAAAATATGTTCCTAAAAAACAAAGAAGAGAAACTTGGAAAGAATTAGTTACCAGAAATAAAAAAATGCATCAATCAAAATTTCCAGATTTAAAAGAAGAAATCGAAGATGTTTATAAATTGGTATATGATAAAAAAGTACTACCTTCAATGCGTAGTTTACAATTTGCAGGTAAACCTATTGATATAAATAATTCTAGAATATTCAATTGTTCATTTTTACCAATTGATCATTGGAGATCATTTAGTGAAGTAATGTTTTTATTATTGTCAGGATGTGGTGTAGGGTATTCTGTTCAAAACCATCATGTAGATAAATTACCAGAAGTTAGAATTCCTAAAAAAACAAGAAGATTCTTAGTAGGGGATTCAATTGAAGGTTGGGCAGATGCAGTAAAAGTTTTAATGAAATCATATTTTGGAATATCAACTTCCAGACCTATTTTTGACTTCCGTGATATTAGACCAAAAGGAGCAGAACTAATTACAGTAGGTGGCAAAGCACCAGGACCTGAACCATTAAAAGAATGCTTATTCCAAATTCAAAAAGTACTCGATAGAAAAGAAGATGGATCACAATTAAGCCCCATAGAAGCACACGATATTATATGCCATATTGCAGATGCTGTATTATCTGGTGGTATCCGTAGAGCAGCATTGATTTCTTTATTTGATTTACATGATAATGAAATGTTAATGTGTAAACATAATTCTTGGTGGGAATTAAACCCACAAAGAGGAAGAGCCAACAATTCAGCAGTAGTTATTCGTTCAAAAGTAAGAAAAAAAGACTTTTTTACGTTATGGGATAAAATTGTTGCAAGTAATTCTGGTGAACCGGGGATATATTTTTCAAATGATAAAGATTGGGGCACCAACCCATGTTGTGAAATAGCTTTAAGACCATTCCAATTCTGTAATTTAACAGAAATTAACGTATCTAACGTAGAATCGCAAGAAGATTTAAATAGAAGGGTAAAAGCTGGCGCATTTTTGGGAACTTTGCAAGCAAGTTACACAGATTTTCATTATCTTCGCGATATTTGGAAAAGAACCACAGAAAAAGACGCACTTGTTGGAGTAGGAATGACAGGGATTGCAAGTGGTGTAGTTTTAAAATATAATTTAGAAGAAGCAGCTAAAGAAGCTAAAAAAACTAACAAAGAAGTTGCAAAACTTATTGGTGTAAATAAAGCAGCTCGCGTAACAACTGTAAAACCTTCGGGAACTAGTTCATTAGTTTTGGGAACTTCATCAGGAATCCACGCTTGGCACAATGATTTTTATATAAGACGCATGAGATTAGGAAAAAACGAATCTCTTTATAAACATCTTGTAAAATACCACCCAGAATTAGTAGAAGATGACTTTTTTAAACCAGAAATCCAAGCAATCATATCAGTTCCTCAAAAATCCCCAGAAGGAGCAATATATAGGACAGAAAGCGCAATGGATTTACTAGAAAGAACCAAAAAACTCAATATAGAATGGGTAAAAGCGGGACATAGAAAAGGAGCAAATACAAACAACGTATCTACTACAGTTTCTGTAAAACCTGAAGAATGGGATCAAGTAGGAGAATGGATGTGGGAAAACAAAAACACATTCAACGGATTAGCGGTTTTACCTTACGATAATGGAACATACACTCAAGCACCCTTTGAAGATATTACAGAGGAAAAATTCTTAGAAATGGAAAGCCATTTAAACAAAATTAATTTAAGAAAAGTAATAGAAACAACAGACGAAACAGATTTAAAAGA